ATCATCCCGGCGTCATCGCTGCATTCCGCGAGCTCGGCGTCACCGGGCTGCTGGTTCATTCGCTGAATTCAAGGAGGCAATAGTGATTCCGGAAAAAATTACGGCCGATCTTGAAAAGGATTACGGCATCAAGCCGGAATTGACTGGATCGCGATTCATTTGCGAAAATCCCAAGGAGGATTCTGATTGGGACTATGTCCTTCAGATCAAGCCGATAGAAAGCGAAGTGGCTGCGCTAGTTTCGTATCTCGCTTGCGAAGGTTTCAAATTAGAAGCTGGAGAGCATTATCAAGTTGCAATCAATTCGACCTTCATGTCATTCCGGAAAGGCAAGTTGAATTTTCTGGTTTGTGCCAACGAGGATTGGTGCGCAAAGCACCGAAGCGCGACGAAGCTTTGCAAAAAGTTGAAGCTTGATAAGAAGGAAGATCGGGTCGCTGTTTTCCAAGCGCTGCTTTACGGAAATGTGGAACTTTGAGAGGAAAAATGAAACGCATCGTGATAACCGGCGGCACTTCTGGCTTGGGCAAGTGCATTGTTCAGAATATGAAGCACTGGCACCCGAAGGCGGACATTCGCGTTTGGGCGACCGAAACCGGGGTGGACGTTTCTAATGAAGCGTCTGTGATGGACGCGGCAGACCAAATTGAAGGGCCGGTCGATTGCCTGATCAATTGCGCTGGCGTGAACGGCATTGATTATCTGCCGCAGGTCACCAGCGACGAATGGGACCGGCTGATGAACACGAACGCGAAGGGCATCTTCCTGACCGTCAAGCATCTGGTCGAAAAGCTGCGTGGCGGGGTTGTGCTCAATATCGTTTCCAACGCCGCGCACATTCCGATGACTAATTCGGTGGCTTACAATGCCTCCAAGGCGGCGGCGCGCATGATCACGCGGCAGATGGACCGTGAACTTTCCAAGACCCACAACATCACGGTATTTTCTGTTTCGCCCAACAAGATGAGCGGAACCGGAATGAGCAAGTACATTGAAGAGCGCGTGTGCGAATTGCGAGGCTGGACGCCGGAAGAAGCGCAGAAGTATCAACTCGCTGCGCTGCCAGCGGGCGAGGAAACGCCACCGGAAGTGATCGCTGACTTCATCGGCTATTTGCTTTCCGAGAAAGCCGCTCACAAGTATCTCGGCGGCTGTGACATTCCCTATGGCGGACCGACGGTCTAAGGAGCTCAAAGATGAAGTGCGATCAGGTGGCCTATTATTGCGTCAATGAAATGGCCGAACAGGCAGTCAAGAAATTCTTAGGGCTTGAAGATGCGCAATGGCTGCACGACAAGGTTACGGCGTTGTCGGTTGTTCGCAATGGCCCGAAGCAGGAAAATGTCGGGTTGTTGCAGTTCAATTACGATCTCGGAATCGAGATTGAAATTTTGCGCTATGAGTCTGGCCCGCATTGGAATGCGTCAATGGAAGATCTCGCAAGGCTTGCTCCTTACGCTTATCCATTTGTCAGCCACATCGGATACCATGTCGATGAATTCCCGGAAGCGGCCGGTGGCAAGTTAGTTCAAGAGACTTGGACCGAAAGTCACACGTCAGAATACCTGACAACCGGCGCCGGGAAGGGCAGGAAGTATCACTACCGCATCTATCAGTTGGGCGCGACTTATCAAAAGTTCATCAAGAGGATCAATCCGTGAGCAAGAAACCATTCGAATTGCTGCGGGAAGGTGCAGAGACTTTCGAAAAGCGCAACAAGGTCTATGGCGACAATTACACTCGCGTCGGCAATGCGCTGGCCGCACTGTTGCCGGGCGGCGTGAAGTTGAAAACGGCGGACGACCACAATCGGTTCCAGATCTTCAATTTGATCGTCGTCAAGCTTTCACGCTACTGCGTGAATTGGCAGGAAGGCCATCAAGATTCCATTCACGACGCAATGGTTTATTGCGCAATGCTAGAATCTATTGATGACGAGATTTACGACCGCCAGAAGGAAAGTTTAGTCGCCACCTTGAAGGAGGTAACGGGGCTATGACAAAGGACAGCTGGGGATCGAGAATTGAGATTGACATTTACAAAGATTACGTCATGATCGGGACCCAGCGCGTCAATCGCGCGCCGGATGAACCGCCGGGGGATTGGTTGAATGAGTGGGAGAAGCTGAAGGCAGGTTACAATGATCGCCGCCGTAATAGATAACGAAACGACCGATCTTATCAAGAACCGCACTCGCAAGTTGGACAAGCAACCGCACATCGTTGAGTTCTACGGCTGCTTGTATGATTTCGAAAAGCGAGAGACGATTCGCGATCTACATCATTTCATCAAGCCGCCAATCCCAATGCCGAAGGAATCATCCAAAATCACTCGCATTACCGACGAAATGCTGGCCGACAAGCCGACCTTTGAAGCGGTGGCGCCCGCCATCAAGGAGTTCCTCGAAAGTGCGCCGCTCGTGATCGCGCATAATGCCAGCTTTGATCAGGAAGTGATCGACGTTGAATTCCAGCGGCTCGGTCAGACGCTGAAATGGCCGAAGCTGCTGTGCTCAGTGGAAGCAACTATTCACCTGAAGGGTCAGCGGTTGAAGCTGCACGAACTGCATCAATTGCTGTTCGTGGATGACTTCAAGGATGCCCATCGCGCGCTGGTTGACGTGGCGGCCCTGACACGTTGCTGCGCGGAACTGTACCAACGGGGTGAATTGTGAAAGGAGGCTTGCTGATGGCAGAAATGCCAACGATAGCTGCAGCAGCGCATTCTCATTCGACTTATGCCGGGCTCCCAACAATGGGCGGCAATGGCGGTTGGGCTGGTGCAAATCAAGGTGGTGGTGGCGGACTAGGAATAGGCGGAATAGACGTCACTGGCGTTGGCGCTTTGTCAACGACTTCTTACTATCATAAGCCAGTCATGTCCGGCGGGAAACCGACAATTTTCGCTGAGGCTATCGACAAAATTCCAGATTCAATCTTAGCAGAGGTAAATATGCCTACACGTCGTTTGGTGCAAGTTTTCATCGCTGATCCGGATGAGCGCGTGCCGCTGGGGCAGTCAATGATCTATTCCGGCGAACAGAAGTTGACGGACCTGACAGATCAGGAATTGTTCTTCGAAGTGGACATCAAGAGTTTGTTGGGTCTGCATAATGCGAAGCGCACTCAGATCATCGACAAGTCAGTGAAGGATCGATCGGAATTCTTGGAACCGGTGAAAATTAGAGACCTGAAGATGGTCGTGACTACTATCGCGCAGTTCTGATTTTTGGAATTTTGCTTTGAAATTCCCCAGAAAATACCAAGCGGTGAGCGATTGCATAGCTTGCTTTAGGCGCGATGGAAATTTGCATCTGCGCAAGAAATATGCACAGATAAATTTCAATGGAGAAATTTGGCTGGCTCACCGCTTGGCATTTCACTTGAACGTAGAAGAGATCGAAAGAAGTCCGCAAAATGGGAAAGGGAATTGGGTTGGAACTTTGATTTGTCATACATGCGACAATAAATGGTGCATCAATCCGAATCACCTTTACATTGGAAATCACAAGACCAATTCAAAAGATTTCTATGATAGGGCGCCAGAAAATTTTCTTCTTGAAAAATCTAAGAAGGCGGCAGAAATTCAAAAAGATGAAGCTTATCGAAGGCGAATGTCCGAAAAATTAAGTGCTGTTCCAAGAACAGAAATTTGGAAAGAAAGAATTAGAAAGGCAAGCTTTAAGCGCTCTGCTCCGACGCCAGAGACAAGAGCAAAAATGTCCTTGTCAGCTAAAGCTAGATGCCAAAAGCAAGCGGAATTGGTTGCAAAGAAGATGGCAAATATGCGAGCGAGAAAAGGCAAATGGTTGTAAGAACCGGCTACAGCTTCAAGAAAGTTTACGGTCATCTCAAGGACGTGCTGTCCCGGCTGCAGGAATGTGGCTATCCGGCGGCGCCGATTGCAGATCATTGCTCGACCTTTGGCTTTGTGCGCTGGAACAAGCTTTGCGAGAAGGCTGGCATTAAACCGGTGTTCGGCGTCGAACTGCCAGTGACGACGAATCTGGGCGACAAGCGCCCGATTCTCGACAACTGGACCTTCATTGCAAAGGATTCGCTCCGGCCGCTTCATGACTTGATAGGCGTCGCGACGTCCAATGCCGGGCGAGACCCGTCGCTGAACTATCGGCAAGCGCTTTCTGCCGAAGGTGTTTTCAAGATCGCTGGCCACACGGCGCGGCTGGATGAGATGTCGCCGCGTGAAGATCTTTACATCGGTTTGAGCCCGGCAATCAACAAGGGATTCTTCACGAAGGCGGCGAAGGAGGGTTACAGCTTCTTAGCTCGCAGCGACAATTATTACCCGCGTGAAGAGGATAAGGAAGCTTACCGTGTGGCGCTGGGGCGTCGCTCCAACACGCAGACTTATCCACTTTGGATTCTTTCGCCGGACGAATGGAACGATGCGCTGCATTGGGTGAACGAAGACGAAAGACTAGCGGCGATCGACAATGCGAATGCGGTGATGGCCGGTTCCAATGCAAAGCTGGTCAAGGCTGAAATGTTGAAGCCGCAAGAGGCTTATTCATTGCACGACCTGTGCGTCAAAGGCGCAAACGCTCTGGGCGTCAATCTTGACGACCCGATTTATAGCGCACGTCTTGAACGTGAACTTGCCCTGATTGAAAGCAAGGGCTTCAGCGATTACATTTTCATCATTGCCGATCTGGTCAGCTGGGCGAAAAAGCGCATGGTGGTCGGCCCGGCGCGCGGCTCGTCTTGCGGCTCGTTGGTTTGCTACCTCACCGGCATCACGTCGATTGACCCGATCCCTTACGGCCTGCTGTTCGAACGCTTCATTGACATCAACCGCAATGACTTGCCGGACATCGACATCGATTTCAGCGACGAACGGCGCGATCTGGTGTTCCAGTACGCAGAGGAAAAATATGGCAATGACCACGTTGGGCGGCTGGGAACGGTCGGCATTTTCCGCCCCAAGAGCGCATTAAACCAAGTCGGCGAATCGCTGGCCATCCCAAAGTGGATGGTCGAGAAAACGGCGGACGGCATCATCAACCGGTCTGGCGGCGACTCCCGCGCGTTGCAAGCGTTGGAAGACACGCTGTTGAGCACCGACATGGGCCGCAAGCTGTTGGACGAGTTCCCGGAAGCGCGCATCGCAATCCAATTTGAAGGTCATCCGCAGAACGCTTCGCAACACGCGGCTGGCATCATCATCACAGAAAAGCCGCTGACGGAGTATGTTGCCGTCAACACACGCTCAAACGCGGTGATGTGCGACAAAAAGGATGCCGAAGACCTGAACCTGCTGAAGATTGACGCGCTCGGACTAACGCAGCTTTCGATTTTCGAGCGCACGCTAGAGTTGATCGGCGAAAAGCCAAAGTCGGGCTTCTTGGAGAAATTGCCGCTGGACGATCAAGCTGCTTTTGACGTGCTCAACAAGGGGCACTTCGCCGGAGTGTTCCAATTTATGGGCGGTGCGCTGAAGTCGCTGACCAAGCAGATAAATGTTCGGCAACTCGAAGATATTGTTTCTATAACTGCCTTGGCTAGACCGGGACCAATGGCTACCGGTGGCGCCAACTCTTGGGTCAAGCGCAAGAATGGACAGGAGGCGATCGTCTCGCTTCACCCGATGTTGACGGAGTTAACGAAAGACACTTTTGGAATTGTGATTTATCAAGAAACAGTGATGGCTATGGTGCGCGAACTAGGAAGAATGTCTTGGGAAGACACTTCTGCCATTCGCAAGGCCATGTCTGGGCGCTTAGGCAATGAGTTCTTCGAAAAGTTCTGGTTAAAGTTCAAGGACGGTGCGCTTCAAAATGGAATAGAAGAAGAAACTGCCAAGGCAATATGGGATCAGATCAATACTATGGGCAGTTGGGCCTTCAACCGCTGTATTTCTGGCGGAACTAAAATAAAATTAGCTGCGACTGGAAGCAATTTGCCGAAAGGCGGCATAACGGTCGCTGAACTTTATCGGCGCTATGAGCAGGCTCCAAGTCAATGGATAAAGCAACGGAGAATGAAGCCTTGGCTCGTCAGCCTTCATCCAGATGGACGTGGTTGGCCGCAAAAGGCGCTCAAGATCATCAAGAATGGCAAAAAGGTTTGTTGGCGCTATAAGTTTGATGATGGCAGCAAAGTTGATTGCACGCCAGACCACAAATTTTTTGTTGATGGAAAATGGCTTCCGATCGGAAAAGCGAAACTTGGCAGCGAATTCGCCGCGTTGGAAGCGGCGCCGCAACCATTCACCGGTACTGGTGAAGGAAAGGGGCACAGCAAAGGGAAGCGTTGGAGCATAAGGGAAGGAGATCGAAAGGGCGCAAATAATGTCGCTTGGAAAAATGGCGCGACAAAATACAAGCAAGAATTCAAACTTAAAAACAATGGTTGCCCTTGCCAAGATTGCAAGCAAGTCAAGTCTCGAATGGAAGCGCATCACAATGACTTTGATGAGGGTCGCCAAAGGCCAAAGGATCTCGTTTGGCTTTGTGCCAGCTGCCACAAGAAGCGTCATTATGAAGTCAACCGAAAAAAGCGATGGCAGAAAGGCATGCAGCGAACGACAAAGGTGCTGCTCTCAAAAACGAAGATCGGTCCTCGCCAGACCTACGACATTGAAATGCCGAAGCATCACAATTTCACGCTCGCTAATGGCTTGGTTACGCACAACAGTCACGCTGTGGCTTACGGTATTGTTAGTTATTGGTGCTGTTGGCTGAAAGCGCATCATCCGCTAGAATTCGCGGCAGCAACGCTGGACGCCGAAAAGGATCCTGAAAAGCAACTGCAAATTCTTCGCGAGCTCAGGGATGAAGGCATTGATTATCTGCCGGTCGACCCAGAGCACTCCACCGACCGCTGGGCAATCGCGGAACGCGAAGGACGCAAGTTGCTAGTTGGACCGCTGACGCAGATCCATGGCATTGGCCCGGCGAAGGTTTCTGTGATCTTGAAGGCGCGAGCGGCCGGGGAGGAATTGTCGCCCAAGATTGTGGAGCAGATCAAGAAAGGCAAGACCAAGATCGACCATCTTTATCCAGTGCAACACGCGGTCAAGGAATTGCACCCGGACCTGAATGAGATAGGAATCGTGACGAAGCCAACCCCAATTAATGAAGTGCAATGCGGCATTGAAGGCAATGTCGTCATCATTGGGATCGCGCGCAAGATCGCGCCGAAAGACGAAAATGAAGAAGTGAACGTCAAGCGGCGCGGCGGGAAGCGCTATTCCGGACCGACAGCCGCACTAAACCTTTTCGTAGCGGATGACCGCGACGAAATTTTCGTGAAAGTGAACCGGTTCTTGTTTGAGAAGTATGGGCGGGAGATCGTGGAGCGTGGCCGGGCAGGCAACGCGATCTACGCCATCAAGGGCTATTGCCCGAAAGACTTCCGGATGATCTCTGCCCAACAAATCAAGTATCTAGGAGACCTTGCTGATGTCAAATGAACCCTTTAAGTGGACCGAAGAAGCCTATCAGTTTCTTGATGAGCAATTGAGAAGCGGCGCCTCACGTGTCATGATTGCGAATGCTTTCACGGAGCGCTATGGCAGAACTTTCACGAAAGGCTCCATCAGCGGCGCTGTGGATCGGCGCTGGTCTGGCGGTCATCCAGAAGCAGGAAAAGCAATCCCGAAGATCAAGGTGGAGCACGGCAAGCAGACGGTCGTCAGGCTGAATAAGAAAAAGCTGACGCCAGTGATTGCGCAGCCGCGCGAACTTCCTTCGCTGCATTGGGTCGCGACCTGCAAGTGGATTGACGGTGACCCAATGGCAGGAGAATATACCGTCTGTGGCCAGCCTGCGGCAATCAAGCCGAATGGCGACGCGAAGCCTTATTGTCCGCACCATTGCTCAATAGCCTACCTCAAGCCGCGAGAGCGTGCTGCCGAACGGCAACCGGAAACGGTGGCTTGATGGTTGCCTCCATTCCATTGACGCTGCCTTGCCGCTGCAAAGAGGCAATAGCGATCGTCATCCTTGACGCGATCGACTATGAATGGGCAAAGCGCTGGAAATGGTTTATCACTTGGGACAAGCACAAGCGCAAAATGTATGCGACGCGGAATACTAGTCATCTGGTTGATGGCAAGAAGAAGCAAACGAAGATCTACATGCACAAGGAGATCTTGAAACGGAAAGGCAAGCGGCGGCGCTCCAAGCTTCATCACATAGGCGACCACAAGAATGGCGACAGCTTGAACAACCGCAGGGGAAATCTGCGATGGGCGACACCGAGGATGAATGCAAGAAATGTCCGCCGAGAAAAGCGCCCGTTGGCGACGGAGTTGCACTCACCTGCATAGAACACCCTGAAGGACTCATAACAAAAATGTATCTGGCAATCCTTGACGGGCGCCTGACGACGAAGAGAAAGAAATGATTCGCGCTGAAGTGACTGGCGAAACGGCAGTGCTGCACGGACCGTTCCCGTTCGCCTTTATCAAGACTGTTAGTTCGCTGGCTGGGCGAAAGATCTGGCTCGGCACAGCACAAGTCAAGATTCAAGCCAACGCCGCTAACATCAGAACGCTGAAACGGTGCGACCATGAAATCGAGTGGATCGACAAAACGGGCGATCTCAAGGAGCAGGAAGTCTTTGAGAATCTCCCGACACAACATAATGGTCGAACTTCCCTTAACACGGAATATCAGCCGCGAGTTGCGCTTTTTGCCCACCAACAGAAAGCCTTGGAGATATCCGCCCATCGTGAGAGCTATGCGCTGCTATGGGAAATGGGGCTCGGAAAAAGCGCTGGCCTTGTCGCTAACAGTGGCGTTCTTTGGTGTGCCGGGAAGCTCACAGGAGTTCTGGTTGTGGCACCAAAAGGCGTCCATTCCCAGTGGCTTTCCGAACAGGTGCCGACGCATTTCAGTGGGCCATTTCGATGTGTTGTTTGGAAGAAAAAGCCGCTCGACAAAAAAGAAATCTCGCAACAAAAGGACGAGCTCGTCTGGTTCTCCATCAACATTGACGCACTACGCACGGACAAGGGGCGGCAAGCGTGTGAAGATTTTCTAGCGGCGCACAAGAATTCGTCCATGATGATTATGGACGAGAGTCACAACATTAAGGACAGCCGCGCCCAGCGCACCAAGGCGGCCATTGAGATAGGCAAGCTCGCGCGCTACCGTCGCATTGCCACCGGCACTCCGATTGCCAAGAACATCGTGGACGCTTGGTCGCAATTCAACTTTCTAGACTCCAAGATCTTGGGCCACAAGTATCTCACCAGCTTCCGGGCGCGGTATTGCATTATGGGCGGGTGGGAAGGTCGCCAGATCGTAGGCCAGAAGAATGTGGAAGAATTCTATCAGTTGATCGCGCCGCATGCCTACCGCATGACGAAGGAAGAAGCGCTCGACCTGCCGCCAAAGATTTACATCATCAAAGAATATGAAATGGGCGAGGAGACCAAGAAGCACTACAAGGCGATCAAGGACACGCTGCTGACGGCGCTGGACGATGGCACACTGCTTGACGCCAAGAATGGCGCGGTCGCGATCGGGCGGCTCCAGCAGGTGGTCTGCGGCCATTTGCCGCGCGAAGATGGCACGATGATGGAGATCGGCGATGAGCGAATGGAAGTATTGTTGGATATTGTCGGACAACGTACCGGACCTATCGCCATCTGGCACCGATTCATCGAAGATGGAAAACGTATCCTTCATTGTCTTACCGAGGCCGGGGAGAGCGCAGTACGCTATCTTGGTACGGATGCCGAACGAACAGCAGCCAAGGAGGCATTCCTCTCTGGCAAAGCCCGGTGCTTCATTTCCAATCCGAAAACGGGTGGCGTCGGGCTCAACCTCCAAGGCGAGTGCGAAACGGTGATTTATTATTCCAACAGCTTTGACGCGCTCGACCGCTGGCAGAGCGAGGACCGAGTTCATCGCACCGGCATGAAGCGAGCAGTCACGTACTTTGACATAGTTGCGCGCAAGTCGGTGGACCGAGTGATCCTCCGGAACTTGCGCGCTAAGAAGTCGATCAGCGATTTGACGCTGGACGATATTCGGAAGTCGCTCAGTGCTTCTGATTGACGCGCGAGTTCAACTCCTGAAAGTCAGGCAGCTGCTCGATTATATTCACTGCATTGTTGTGGGAAGTTTGCGCCTCCTCCAACAACTTTTGGTTCAGAATGACCAGAGAATCGTGCACATAATCCAAGGCATCGTTTGTGTTCCACTTTTCATTCTTGGCCATTTCTTCGAGCGTCGGAAAGGAATCGATCATCGTTTCGATGATCTGCGCGGCAGAGGTTGAACGCAACATTTTGAGCACATTCTTGGTTGCGTCAACCCGCAATGAAGAAATCTCCGGCGTGTCCGTTTCCTTTTTGAAAGTGAAGCGGAAGAAGGCGACAGCCTTCAACTGAGCTCGCTGCTCGGTCGTTCTCTTCTTCCATTCTTCTTTGAATTTTTCAGAATCAAGCATTTTGGCTCTCCTGTTGGTTGTTTAATTTAACAGTCAGGGCTGGCCGAACAGGCCACGCGGTTCCAGCATTTGGACTGCCTCGGCCACTACGCGCCAGCAGCCGCCCGCAGGTCGGTACGCACTGGACCCTATTCCTTTCACTTGAAGTCAACCTTGATGTACCCCTTTCCTGTGTCAAGCTTGTAGTCGTTCTTGGTGAAGGCGCAAGCGGCGAACATGTCAGCCACCGACGCGGTCGGGTTGACCTTCACGAATGCAGCCATTTCATCATAGCGCTGCGCCCAAGCGGTTCCGGCCTTGTGCGGATTCGGGCCGACCGCCTTGAAACGCAAACTTTCGCCGAAGCGCGGCTTCGCAACCTTTGGCGGCGCTTCAGCCGCCTTCTTCACGAGCTCGGTGAGCCAAGCGTTCTTGGCCGCGTCCTCGCGCAGCTGCCGGGCGCCGACCATGACGGCGATCTGCTGCAATGTGCCCGGCTCGTTGCCCCAACGCTTCGGGACAATTCCATTCTTGACTTCAAACCCAGCTTCCTCGGCGGCGGTTTCCGCCCAACGCAGACCTTCAGGCAGGGAGACTTGCATTGATGCCATCCTTTTTCGCTGAAACACGAACGGTGTTGACCGGAGTCACCTTGGTGTGCGCACGCAGGAACTGCGGCGAAAGCTTCTCGCGCACAGCCGCCATGTCAAGCGTCGAACGCTCGGAGGCGGAAACGGTGGCGCGGAAGAGCTCGCCTTCATAGGCGCCGACGCCAGCCGCGACCAGCGCCGCCTTCAGCGCCTTCTCCTTAGCTTCAAGATCGGCGATCTGCGCCTGCAGCCGACCGAGTTGATCGACCAAAGATGCGTTGTTTTTGAACAGCAGGATCGTGGTCATGGAAGTTCCCCTTTCCAAAAGGTGCTTTAAGCGGCGGAATGCCACTTGTCGCCGTAAAAAGCATCGAACAGTTTGTTGTCACGGATCAGCGCGACAGTCCGCAGAGGAACCTTGAAATGGCGCTTCTTGAAGTGCTCTTCCGCAATTTCCCGCGCCAAGCGCGGATCGGTTCCAAGGTGGAAGCTATAGCGCCGGGCTGTGCCGTCGGCGAATTCGTAGGAGAGAACGAAGACAGAAGTCATTGGAGTTCCCCTTTCCAAATCGTACGTGTATTATGCCTGAACTTTTCAGAAAAGAAAACAGAAATCTTCAATTTTATCGATAATTTTTATTTTCCTTTATTTACAAGGACTTAGCCCAAAATACCAAAATCGATTGAAAATTTCTGTTTTCTTTTTCGAAAAGTTCAGGCATAGTTCAAATCGTCGCCGGAGGACATTCCGTCCTCCTTGCCACAAACCAAAAGGGGAACTGCCATGGCTTATTACTCCTCCAATCCGGCTAACTTCGAATCCGCCCGCGCCTTGACGGAAGACGAAATGCGTCAGATGGCGCCTTCGATCTTCGCGACCGAGGCTCATCACTCTCGTTCGGAACGGTTCGCGCCGATCCCGACTTGGGAAGTGCTTAAGGGCCTGATGAACGAAGGCTTCATGCCGGTCGCCGCGCGGCAGAATGTTGTCCGCATCGACGATCGCCGCAATTACACCAAGCACCTCGTTCGGCTCCGCCGGTTGAACGACGGCCGCAAATATTCGGTCGGTGATACGGTGCTCGAAATGCTGCTCAAGAACGGCAATGACGGCACTTCTGTCTATGACCTGTTTGCCGGTTTGTTCCGGGTGACCTGCCTGAATTCAATGGTTGCTCAGACCGGGTCGGTCGATCAGGTGAAAGTCAAGCATGTCGGCAAGGACATTGTCGGCAAGGTGATCGACGGCACCTACCGCGTTCTCAATTCGGCCAATCGCTTGCTTGAGGCTCCGGTTGAGTGGTCCCAGATCAAGCTGAACAACGAAGAGCGGCAGGCATTCGCTGCGGCGGCAATGGTCACCCGGTTCGGTGACAAGGATGGCGTCGTTCACACGCCGATCCAGCCGGTGCAGATGCTGATCCCGCGCCGCACGGCGGACACCGGGCACGACCTGTGGTCAACCTTCAATGTGGTTCAGGAGAATGCGGTTCGTGGCGGGCTTTCCGGCATGCGCCAGACGGATGACGGCCGCTGGCGCCGGGCAACCACCCGTGAGATCACGGGCATCGATCAGGACATCAAGCTGAACAAGGCGCTGTGGGTTCTGGCTGAAAAGATGGCCGAATTGAAAGCGGCTTGAGTTGAGCGAATCGGGGGTGGCGGGACACCGCCATCCCCACCCTTTTAGGTCCGTTTCGGACCTTTCCGGCTAAGTGATTGATATTAAAGGAAAACAAAATTTGTGAAAATGAAAGATTTCTGTTTTCTTTTCTTTCAAGATCAGGCATAATGTTAACATTGATAGAGCGAAAGGGGAACTGAGATGCACACCAAATTCGAAAACGTTAAGGGCTACGCCACCTACGCTGCCGCTCAGAAGCGCGGCGAGGAAGTTGCAGCCAAGCTGAAGGGCATCGAATATCGCTGGGTCGTGATCGCTCTGCCGTCTGGCCGTTTCACTCCGATGGCACTCATCAACAACAACGTTCCGGGTGGCCCCGGCCCGTTTCTTGGCGAGCGCAACTTTTGCTGCGCGAACTGATTTCGGAATTGCTCAAGTGCTCTGATTCAACCGATCGTCAAAGGGGACCGACCATGATCAATCTCACCAACGAAGCCGAATTGATGGCCGAGCATCAGGCGCAGGCCGAGGCTGCCCGCAGGGCCGAGGAGGCTGCGCGGCGCGCGGCGGAAGAAAAGGCAAGCGAAGAATGGCGCGCCGAGCGCGCGGCGGAACGCGCGGCCAGCAATGCCCGTGTCGAGAAGCACCTGAAGCAAATCAAGCAGCACCTGCCTACCGCGATGAATGTCATCATCAGCGACGGCTGCATCACCATCGATGGCATTCGGCCGCAATGGGAATTCAAGGAGCGCTACACTTCTTCGACTTGGCGCGCGAAGCCGACCGGCACCTACCAATTCACGGTGGGCGATTGGGGCGACCGCAAGGTGTTCCCGCAGCGCAAGGATGGCACCTTCAGCTACGCCAAGCTAGCCGAGCAGATGCTGCATCAGGTGCAGGTCGTGAAGGTGCGGCAGGAACTGCGTGATGCGCAAGAAAACAACAAGTTGTTCGCTGCCGCGATCCGCGAGGAGTTTGGAATCGATCGCTGGTCGTCGATGGTCACGCCAAGCCAAGCAGACCAAAAGCCGATTCACCTGCGGGTCAGCATCAACCGGGCTGTCACCACCGAGCGTGCGCGCGAGATTCTGACCATTCTGGCCACCATCCCTGAATTCGGAATTAAGAAAGGAGAAATCTGATGCGAAAATTCGAAAGGTTTTGTTGGTTCGTCTGCGAACTTTCGTGCGCTGCAACAATTGTCTTCGCGTTCCTAATTGTTTTGTCTCGGCACTAGGGGCAAGTAATGGGACAACAAACTGAGCAACAAATGGAAAGGGAAACTCCAATGCATCTTCAAGCCGAACTGAAATCGCTGCCGACTCCAGAGCTCCTGCGACGCTACAATGCCGTCGCGACAGCTGCGGGTCTGCCAATCGTCAAGCGCTTCTCCGACCGCAAGGCGGCAGAGCGCCGCACCGGAGCGCTGCTGGCTGAGTACCAGTGGACAGCCGAAGACAAACCGGCGCGCACCAAAGCGCCGGGCAAAGAAAAACAAAATGTGGATGAAGATTTCGGTTGCCGCGAAGGCACAAACCGGTGGAATCTGCTCGCGGCGCTGCGCGCCGGGCGCGGGTCGGCTGTTCCGCAGTCAGTGCTGCTGAAGGCCGTTTACGGAGAGGCGCACAAGGAATTCCGGGCGCCGCTTGCCATGGTGATGAAGGGATTGCAGATGGCCATCAATGCCAAAAAGCTGCCCTACGTCATCGAAAAGTCGCGTGAGAATAAGGAGTTGCATTTTGCTCTCAAGTCAAAGGAATAAAGTCGAGCGACCCGCGCCGCCAATTGTGCGTAGGGTTGGTCGTCCCGCGACGCCGCTGCGCCTCTCCCCGAGAGAGGCGCGGCTGGTGTCGTTTCTGGACCCGAAGAATTACTGGATCGCCAGCGAGGAATTGGCGCTCAAGGAATTCGCCGGGCGCATCCCGCTCAATGGCCGCACTTGCATCACAGTTGCGATGCGTCAGGCGGCGCGGAAGATGAAGAGGAATAAGGAGGAACGCTTCTTCATCGAGAAGCGCGGTGGCGGCCGGGGAGGCTGCGAATATCGACTCGTCAGGAAACGAGCCTAAAGCGCCATCCCAATCCCGAATGCCAGCGCCGTCAGCACAGCGATGGCCCAAGGCAATCGGCCAAGACTTGGCGGCGCCAAGTGATGGATAATGCCGCCGCATCCAAAAATAGCGATCACGACGCCCATTGCAATCAGGAGCGTCATGATCTTTTCTAGCTCGCTGACGTCAATGCCATCATTTTGCAGGTGGCGGTAATACCAAACGCTGCCTCGAATGACGCTGTCGCCTGTGAACGCAACGAAGCAGGCGATCGACGCTGCGCTTTCCTCATAAGTCTGGCGCCAGCTTCCGACCGACCGCGACACAGAATAAATGTCATAGCCGAACCAGAACACTACCCAGAAGAACAGCACCAACAATGTGCCGTTGATCAATTCAAGGAACAATGGCGGCAATGTGCTCATCGCTTCGAAGCCTTCTTCTTCCGAGATTGCATGCGCTTGACTGAGTGCGCGAAACCGTTGCGCTCAGACAAAAGCATTTCAGTCTTACTCATCACGCGGTCGGCCGTCTCGTGAAACTTCTCAAAATTGTTCGCCACTTCAGGCTTGCTCATCCCGAAGAGTGTCTTGATTCCTTGAATCACCTTCGACATGACTGTTAACCTCGTGGGCTGCGGCGCCTTTTCACTTTTTGATCTAGCAACGCATCCAGCGTCCGCTCGACCTGAACAAGCGCCTCGATGGAGCGCTGGCCCATCACTTCCACCTTGTCCAGCGCCTTGTTGAGCCGTCGCCAAACGATCCAAAGGCAAATCGCCGCTCCCATTGCGCCGAATGGGGAAGCCTGCTGCGCAGACCTCCAGAATTCCTGAAGCCAATCGATGTTTGGTACCATTAACGTGCCCCTTGCCCACAAAGTTTCTTCCAGCGCCGGTTATTGATGTCATTTTGTTCCTTCGTTTTTCTGGTATCAGCCGTCGCCCAATAAACCGGTTTGTAGTTCTGACAGAAAGTGTCAAGCACCGGTTGGGGCGGTGCTGTGCATGTCATCGACACGTAAAACAAAGCCCAACCGGTGCATTTAATCATTCGCGTCCTCGCCTGAAATCGGTGTCAAGTCCAGCGTCCGGATCCTTGGCAACGTCCGCATTGGCGTGGTCACGCCGCGCTTCCGCTTCTGCCAGATCACCATCTTGCGTACGCTTTGCGGCGTTCGCATTTTGTTCAGCTTGCGCTTCGGCACGACCAGCTTCACGAGCGTTTTTCGTCGCTAGCCAATCGTTCCAAGCTTCCTTTGCCGTGCTGAACAGCTGCTTGAAAAAGACTCCAAGCGCCGTTTGCGCGAGCCAAGTGAGGAATGCCGTCACGGTGACGGCTTGGAATAGTCAGGGTCTAGCTTTTTGGCAACCTGCTGCCAAATGCCGACCACGGCCGTGCCTGCGAGCACGGCAATTGCATTGACAATATCTGGGGAGATAGCGCCAGCAAAGATGGTGCCAGCCAGATATTTCGAAACGAGCAGCGTGATGATGCCAGCAACGCCAGCACGCACCCAACCAGCCAACTTCGAAGTGTCAACCAAGGATACAATCCATTTACCCATGGTCATTTTCCTTCCAGCGCGAGTGAGATTTCATTCAACAGACGGGCGCTGACCGCCGGAGAATAAGGTGCCTGAACGTGCCCCATGCCAGTGTTGATAACGTCCAGCTTGGTTACATTGTTGGCGGCAGTCTTTGAAAGAAGAGTGCGACCACCAGGATTGAAGAAGTCGCCCCACCAAGAAGTCGCTTGCGTCGCGCGCTTGACGTTGTTGGCGATCGGAACAACCGGGCAATAGATAGAAGGCGCAATGGCCATCAAGAATGGAATGCGCTTCATCGAATTCTTCAAAGCGGTGCGCGTGATGGACATGCAGCCGCAAGAGTGGCCGACCAGAATCGTCGGATCATTCCACTTCGCCACAAGACGATCGAGCGTATCGAGCTCTGTATAGTCCAAGATGCGCGGCAGATAAACGTCCGGCCTTGGATTCGTTGTTTTGAACTTGGCGGCAACATCAGCTTGCAACTGGCGCAAGCCGCCGCCGAACAACGCATCGCTTCCAGCGCCGTAGACGAACTGAACATTGATAGTCATGACAACTCCTATGCCGCGATCTTGGTATAAACCCCAGCCAGCGCCAAGGCGCGGGACCGGACGCGAGCGACGCGGGCGCTCCAACCGTTCTTGTATTTCGGCCAATCAGGATTGGCGCGCATCCGCTCCAGTCGCAGATCGCAGAGCCGATTGATCTGCGCTTCGACGGAAGGTTCGCGCATGGCGCGGACGAGGTAGTCGTCCATCCCGACGCCATCCACTGTCGCCACGCCGGAGTTTACAGCGAAGTCGAATGCTGCGTAATTCAGCCCGACCGGAAGCTGGTCGGCTCGAATGGCATCCCAATAAAGCTTGCGATAGACCTGCTTGGCCGAGTCGGGAGAGAGCGCCTTCAGATCCTGCAGCGTGGCCTTATGGCCGAGGAACTTGGAAAGCGTATCCAGCGACACGCCATACTTGCTCGCGCCGCCCGGCTCATTGGGTGACAGATTGAGATCGTCGCCTTCATCGTCAATGACGTATTCGATCACCTGATCGAACACCGACAGCGGGATGATCTCTTTCGGAGAGATCGGGCTAGCGACCGCGACAATCTTCGGCGCCGCCGTCAACGCGCGCCAAGTGTAAAGCCCGACAATTCCGTCAGCTGCCAGACCACGAGCAGCTTGGAATGCGGCGACCGCTTTCTTGGTGGCAGGCCCGAAGTCGCCATCAACTTTGATTCCGAGCAGCGTCTGGAGCCGCCGGACATCTTCACCTTTCGCTCCTTGACGCAGCACCGGATCAGTGATCTGCGGAACCACCGGCCGATCGCCGGGCATCGGCACCATTGCCGCTTCCCATTTCCAGTCAGCCGTTGAATCGAACAGCGCCGGACTTTCCGAAACTGAGACGTGGGCATGATGGTCGTGCGGATTCGAGCCAGAATAAGGTCGCCAAGAAGTGCTTACCGACGGATTGTAAATCTCACCGTTGGAAATGATGTAGCGGGTTCGATTGTCACGCGACTTTGCCAGCGAACGGGCGAACTTGTAGGAATCGAAGCCGCGCGCTGGGTCGTGCGTGAAGTCGCGCGCGCGAACAATGCCGACGCCATTCAGCTTGATGTAGGGATTGTGGTCCGAAGCGCGCGAAGCGTGCGCCGCATCGCCGATGGAGCCGTCCGAAGCCTTCGACCGGTTCGGCGCAAAGGTGTTGATCTCAGTCAGCAGGGAGTCCAGCGATTTGGCTACGCGCCATGTCATGTTACGCTCCTGACAGAATGTAGATGCAATAAGGTTTGCCGAAATTCCACGAATGTTTGCCGATGCAGACATGGAAATTCCGGTCGCGAGAAGGCTTCACCATTTCCTTAGTGAACTCGGTGCCGGTCGGCAGGTGCTTCCAGCCTGTTTCCGTTTCGATCACTTCCTCAGCCGCGACCGGCTTGCAATCGTCGTTGGAGCAGCATTCGGCGTCGTACCAAGAGTGAGCCTGAGCCACCACTAGCAAAGACAAGGCTATCAAGGCGACAATCAACGCCACCTTGATAGCTCCTATCAGATTTTCAATCATCAGCAGGTCTTATGGTTGAAGCGCATTCCCCATTCCATCTTGCAGGACGAAATGTGAATGTGGCGGCAGCGGCCGGCATCCAGCGTGTAGCCTCCCGGCCAAGAGCGCAGCACCGCATACATGCAGGCATAGTTGCCGGTCATATCAACAGCTTGCCCGGTTGAGTGACAAGAGGCGACGCCGAATGGCGTCTTGGAACCGGGGCGGAGCGCCGAGATCACCTTTGCGCCGCACTTCGCCTGCAATGTCGAGACGATGCCGCCCAAGCTAGCGCCGCCGGAATAACCCGTAGCAGCCGCGCGCCGGGCATAGCGCTTGACTCTTTTCTTGCGAACATATTTGCGCTTCGCAGCCGAAGCCTGATCATTGATCCAAGCTTGATACTGATAGACGTTGGTGAAGGAACCGTCATAAGCCTGAGCAGATTTCGGTATGAAAAAGGCGCAGGTGGCAGCAAGAAGGAGAATAAAACGCATAACATTTACCTCTTGTCTTATTGGAGCGTCGTCACTTTAAGTTGAAGATGAAGTTTCTTTCATTAGGGATTTGCGTATTCGCTTGGTCGCTAATCCCTTGGCCGTTCTTTTTGATCTTCTTCCTCTGCGCCCACTGGACGAGAAGCATTAATCTCTTTCAGGAAGTTCGCGCCGTTGATGCCAGCCTTGTTGAGATCGTTGACTAGGTTGGTCGAGGCGGCAGCGAAGATCTTTTCATTCATCGGATTCTGCACCCGGCTCAAACGGGCTTGCGCCTTTTGCCACTTGTCGAATGACTCGGCGAAGGTCGGCATCCACTTCGCCACCTTGCGCGCGTCCATTATTGGCTTGAGCCCTTGGAAGGCAGCAGCGCCAGCGCCGCTCGCCAACATCATCGGAATGCCACCAGCGCCCCCGCCAAGCGCCATAGCGGCCAAGCCGAAGCCGACCTTTTTCGCAACATTCCATGCAACCTGATGATTCGAGAACTGAATGGTTCCGGCCGGAGGAACCAGACGCTCCATCAATTCGCCATAGCGCCGGATTACCAGCCGTTGATCTGGAGTGAAAAGTTCATTAGAAGTTCCGCGACTCTTCGGGCCATCGAGAAAGCGGCGAATGTCCCGCGCAACATTGTTCGGCGTTCGGCCTTCGCCTTCTGTCAACAGCTTAAAAGCCGATTGGCGCAAAGCAGAGAATTCTGCCGAACCTTCGCCAAGCACATCTCGCAAGCGCCGCACCATCTTCGGTGCCATGTCCTTCTGGCCCAAGGATGTTGGCGCCCCGAGAATGTTGGAGATGATGGTTCCAGACTCCAGCGCTTGGTCTGGCGTCTTGCCGAACATCTTTTCCATCTCAGCGCCAACAGCATCGCCAGAGTTGCGCTTGAAGAAAGCATCGCGGTATGCAGAATGCTCTTGAAGAGCCGCCTTGTGCAAGGCGCGTGCTTGTTGTGCATCACCGCTGAAGAAGCCATATTCCTTCGGCGCCGAAAGAGCGTCGTCGATGAAAGAATTGAAGCCGCGCTTAATGCGCTTCATCGCTTCCCAATCGGCACCGCTGCCTTGCGGACCTTCGGCTGCCTTCTTGGCAACTTTTTCCATTTCAACAATGCTCTTCCGAGCATCGACGACATCTGCCATCGTCAACGGCCGACCGCTATTGACTCGCGCGCTCAGACCATTCAAATAATCTAGCGTGTCGCTGGCATTCGGCATCAGCCGATCGTTGAAGCGGAAAGAGTCATCCGGAAAAGCATAAGCCGAAACGCGCTCGCCCAGCGGCTCGCGGAAAATTTCCGGCTGGAATTCGCCTTCGACTTGGCGCAGATCCTTGTAGGCCTGATTGACTTGCGCCTTTGCATTGCGGCGCGAGTCTTGCACTGCTTGCTGAATCAGGTTGCCGCCGATCTCAGGAGCGTCGGCGATGATCTGATTTGCCGGATCGAATCCAGCTGTGATTCGGTCACGAGCTTCTTGCAGCGCGCGTGTGCGCTCAGAAGTCGGATTCCAGCCGATGCGAGCTTCGGCTTCTTCGCGCGGACGCGACTCAAGTCCGCGAAGCATCTTTTGCTCTTTCGCAATTTGTTCTGCATTGCGAGTCGCTTCGCCCACCGTCAGCGGCACATTGAAATCGCCGATGGTTTCCGGCATTGGAGCGACCGAGGGTCGAGCTACCGGCGCCGCGCGCAAGGCGGAAATGCGTGGAGCCGCAACGGCATTGACTGCCGTTTCGAAGCCTGCCTTTTGATCTTCGCGGAAGCCTCTGCGCGCCTTTTCGCGCTGCTCTTCAGGCACCAATCGGCCAAGCGTCTGGTCTGCGAGCGTCGAAGCTGCGCTGCCGTAAATTGAAGCCGCGCCCTTGACGAGCGGATTCAAGACCATTCCCGGAATGCCCAACAACCCGGAAGCAGTCTTGCCTAAACCTTCAACAGCAACACCGGCCGGACCAGTGATATACTTTTCCGCAAAGCTTGCATTCGGATCGTTTTCAAGATCCTGCAGCTTCTTGCGTGGGTTGTAAGTCACAGCTCCAGCAATATCACCGACAGCATCGGTGAAGCCCTTCTTGGCTTCGCCGCCAATGTCTTCAAAGAAACCTTTCTCGCGCTCCTCTGCCGGAGGCTTCGGCGCTGGCGGCGCTTCCGGCTCAGAAGCCGATTGAGGTTGCTTGAGCATCACCCAACCGCCATCGGCCTTATTGATTCGACCGCCACGCGCAAAGCCCTTCACTGACTTCTTGGCGCGTCCAGCAGCCAGCCATCCCTTAAAATCATCCATTCCAAGGTGAAGCATAGCGCGGCGACGATCTGGCCCTTTTCCATCTGAGAAGCCTCGGTCATACGCGCCAGCTGCTTGTTTAGCGCTGGCGAAACCAAGCATGACCTTGTGTTCGTCAAATTCCCCACTGTCAGCATCATGCTGATCGACAATGAACACATGAGGAGACTTCTTGTGGTGGCCGACATAGACATCAACTTGATCGCCATCGGCTCCCTCTGTCCGCTTGATATAGCCATAGTCATGAGGCATATTGACAGACCAAGGATTGCCATCCTTGCCGATCCCGCGCCGCTCAGAGCCTTTTGGATTTTCTATAGAAAGATTCAGGCCCTGAAATTTCTCATGCCGCTTCTTGTAGTTGCCAGCGGCGATCTGAGCTTCCGATGGATTCAGGTTCATTGGGCTTTCTTGACCTTGCCATTTTCGTCGATGTATTCGCGAGCGGACTCATCGTAACCTTGAGCGCCTCTCGGTACCCAAGATGGAATCGGCTTGAGGTAAGCTGCGTAATCCGCCCGTGCATTTTCGCTATTCACGCGGTATCCGGTCGAAGACTTTTCGTCTTTTTGGATCACAGGATTCGCAGCAAGGTAATGGCTCCAAGCATTGTCAACACCTTGCAGCGTCTTGTTGCGCGCGCGATACTGCTCGTAGAAATCGACGCGAGTCTGCTGGCGAGCCGCAGCTGCTTGAATGCCTTCAAAGCCTTGCTTCAATACATCTTGACCGGCAAAGCGCCCGCCCATCATTTCCTTCAAGAAAGCAATGTCCTTGTCGGAGAATGAACCTTTCATCTTCTGGCCGCGCTCCAGAGTCATTTTATTGATCTCTGCGCGCAATGCTTGCGTCGCTTCATTGGCCGCGAAGCCCGGAGTCAAGCCGCCGCTGATGCCTGTTGATGCCTTTGGCAGTGCCGCCAAGCCGCGCTCTGCCGAAGCGATCATCTCATCGGCTTCAGCAGCTTCCTTGCGAACCTCATCCAGCCGCTTGATGTCATTCTTGACGATCAACTTTTCTTCTTCGGTCTGCTTCGGAGCAATATTGGCGCCGGTCGCGATCTTGTAAGTGCCGTCCTTTTGGTTCAAAAGAACTGGATTGCCTTCCTTGTCAGTGCCGATAGGCTTCCATTGCTCGCGGTTGGCCGTTCGCTCTTCACGTTCACGAGCCAGCTTTTCCTGCTGGGCTAAGCGCCGATCAAACATCGCTTCGCGCCGCGCATCTTGTTCCGACTGACGATTGAACTGATCGTTCTTCAGATCGAGCGTTTGATTGAACTGTTCGGCCTGCTGCATCAGCCGACGCGCTTGCATCTCAGCGTTCTGGCGCTCCTTCTTATTGATGTTGTACTGCGTCAAGCCGCGCAAGCCGCCTTCGCCGATATTCGTCAGCGCATTGGAAGATTTGCCTGCAAGCATGCCGAGACCGGCCGCAACCAGCGCAGAGCGAATATCATCGCCCTGATTGCCTTGCGGTTGGTTTTGCTGATAGACCTTGTACGGATCCATGCGCTGCGACGAAATGTCTGTGTGCGGACCAGCCGCTTCCTGCGTTTCGGCAGGAGCCTCTGGCGGACCTTGCTCTTCCGCATCTGTCGGCCAATTGTTCTGCGGTTCGATTTGGTAAGGCGAATTCGGCTGCTGGCCGAGCGCTTCCTTGCCCATCTTGAGGTAAGCCGCCGGATCGTCCATCGGACCATTGTTGCCGTGGCTTTCCTGCACGCGCTGATTGGGCGAAATGCCGGGAAGCGGAGCGCCGGGGAATTGGCCCCAACGCGCTTCAAAAGTGTCGCGCGGGTCTTGCGGCACAACGCTAGTCCCGCCGACTTCGCCGCCGGAAGCGAAGCCGCCACCGCCTCCGGACAACATAGCGAGACCGAGCGCGATAGCGCGGCGACGGGCAGGATCACTAAATGGAGACACGGAGACACTCCCACTGGACGCATAAGGATCGCTGCGACCTTCCGGTTGCCCGGCCATCGCCGCTAGCTTGGCGCGATCTTCGTTGCCGATGCCAAGCCCTTTGTTGAACTTCGCTTCATACTGCGCGACCGTGTTGCCTCGGAATCCCGGCTGCGCATCGCTCGCATTCATGTTATTCATGCCACCGGGACCAGCGAACCAAGCGCGTGCGGCGCCGGAAGGACCATACTTGTCCACGTAGCTTCCGAAGCGATGATTGAATATCGCGTCTTGAATCTCAGGCGACTTCAGAAACTCTTCGCGCGAGACTTCGCGACCAAGGGCCGCCTTCGACCATTGCGGAACATTGGCGCCCATGATGCCGTAGCGACCAAGCGCCTGATCACCGGTCTTTTGAATGACCGGACCGAGCGCGTCGTAGCGGCCGGAGCTTTCCATTGAGCCAATGCGATTGCGATAAAGGTCAATCGGCTTAACGACGCCACCTTCATCGTAGCATTGACGCAATGCACCACGGATCGATTTGACCGTTTCAACAAAGCCGCCATCAGCGAAGCCGCCGAACATCGGACCATTCGGGTAGCGCTGATTGAGCGGCATTTTCGACGGATCGCGATAAGCTTCCGACTTTCCGCTCACGCCGACCGGAAGTGGGATGACGCCTTGCTCCCGCAGCTTGTCCCACTTGATGGAATTCTCATCTTCGTTAGAAGCATAAGGCAGCAAGTCGTAAAGCTTGTCATAGATCGAGCGATTTTCCGGCTCCGGCTTGCGCCAAGGCACGCCAAAGTTCTCCGTCATAGAAGACAGATCGCGCATGCCAGTCTGCAAACCTTCATTGAGCGGATACTGCAGGAACGGATCGTCCCGCAGCGCCATCTCCTGAACAGAGTAAGGACGCGGACGCGGCAGCGGAATTTTGCCGCGAATGGCGCCGCCATCTGCGAACCAATTCATGCCGGAGCCATTGCTCATCCAAGGATTGCCAGAACCGCTGTAAGTTCCGATCGGTCCTTGTCCTGCGCCCCCGCCGCCGAACATGGATCCGGCGCCGCCCATTGCCATGAAAGGATTGCCAGTGAACAGGCCAGCGGCTGTCAAGCCGACGCCGAGCGCCTGAGAAAGCGGAGAGGCTTGCGCCTGCTGCACCTGCTGTTGAGATTGGCCAGAAGTCGTGCCGCCCTGACCAGTCAATGCAGGCATGCCGTAAGAAGACAAGAATTGCGCCTGCTGATAAGGGAAAGCCTGCGCGTTCAGATACTTCTGATATTCGGCGCCCAGCTTTTGCTGTTCGTTTTGCTGCGCGACAGAACCAGCGCCAATCTGCGCTTGCGCCCCTTGCAGCGCCGCGTTCTGAGAAGCGCCGCCCAACGAGCCATAGGTAAATGCGCCCTGAGCCTGAGCCGCGCGATCCGCCTGCGCGGCGCCGAGCGCCTTGTCATAGCCTTGCGAATAAAGCTGCGCAATGACAGGATCCTGCGCCAGCTTCTGTTGGCGAGCCAATTCGGCGCCAGCCACACCGGCACGATCGCCGCCCAACGCGCCACGAAGCGCCGCGTTGCCGCGCAACTGGCTTTGCTGCTGCGCATTGTTCTCATTCATATTCGCGCGCGTAGCGTCAACCACCTGTTGCGTGTAAGGGCTTTGATAGCGCTGGATCTGGTCTGGCGTTATGGCCGAGGCGCCTGCCTGCGCGTATTGCGCGGCCTGATTATAGTAAGGCTGCGCCATGCCATAGGCGCTGTCTATGTTGCCGATGCCGCGCGACGTGACAGGATTCAGGTTGGCAACCAGCTGACCAGTATAAGGATCGTACGGCGTTGAGGCAGCTGTCTTGACGCGATCGTAAATTTCCTGCATGCCGCCTTTGCCGGCAGGCGTGTAGGTCTGCGTCGATGACGTATTTGTTGTCGCTGGCTTGGATTGGCAGAGGCTTCCCATCTTCAGGCCTTTTTGGAGTATAACTCAGTCAAGGGGAGTGAGCCGTTCGGCGCCGGATACATGAAATAAGCGCCAACAGGCTGCATCTTGCGAGAATACAACCGAACCTTTTCTGCGGTCCGAATGTTTGACAGCACGCCCAAAATCATCTTAAAGTCAGGATTAGTCAGACGGATCTGATCCACGATGCGCTTGGAGTATTCCAGCAGCGCTTTCGCGTGATTAGAACAGCGATAACGCTTGTCAACAAAACTCATGCAGTCATCCATGGTTATCGCGTCAGAATACCAAGGCGATCCGAGCACCAGCATAATGGCTGCTTGCAGATTCCCGACCGGGCCAATAACGCCAACGATGCCGCGCGGTCCATTGTCATCAGCCGGAATCGTTTCCGGTTTCAGCACTCGATCTAGATAATACTGAACTTTCGGTTCGCTCAGAGGAAAGAAGGCATTTTCGGCGTGATGTTCTTTGAACATGCGCCAGATTTCCTTTTCGTCCTCGCGGACGGCCGGACGAACGATCGATTGAGCACGCGGCGGATACATTTAGTCTTTCCTCGGAGGCGGGAGTTGCGAGATGTGCGCCAGATTCTTGCGACGAATCTCCTTGACCATCGCATCAAGCACTTCATGGCCGTGTTGCATGTCGCCATTTCCGAAAGCGGCAACAGCTTCCGGCGGGAAGATGAATTCGCCGCCGGAAAGGTTTACAGGAACTTCTTCCTCTGTCGCGCCGCCGTCTGCGAAGCGCTTCATGCGCTTGGCCGTCATGCCGCGTCCTTTCGGAGCACGAGCAGCATTCGCATTGAATGGACTCATGCTCATCAAGCCGCTCAACGCACGAGCGCCAGCCATTGTGTTGCCTTGGCCCATCGCGGAAACGACGTCTGCCGGCATGACATAAGAACCAGCTTTCAGTGCGCCGGAGACACTGTCGGCACGGCCGGGAGTCGGCGAGGAGATCAGCCCGGCCTTCCCCAATTGCTTTGCGCCTTCTCGAACACCGAACGGGATGGCGCCGCCATCGGCTTTCGACTTGCGTTGAACGGAATAAGCAATCGCCAAGGCTTGATCGCGCGGCTTGCCAGCCGCCAATTCCGCCTTGATGTTATGGACGAATGCCGCTTTGGATTTGTTCTTCAGCAATGGCATCTTTTACACCGGGGTTATGACGACATAAAAGAATGTCTCGGTGCCAGCAGCAGCAGCGCCGGAAGCAGTCGAGACGACGAAACTGGTACCGGCCGTGACTGTTGAGACGTAAGGCGACTTTGTGGAGCCGACCAGCGTGGCTGCAGCCGCATTGGTCGGAATGAGAAGCACTCTTGAGGTTGAAGCAATCGCCGTGTTTGCCACAGTCGTGGTCGCGGCAGCCGAGCAGGTGAAAGTTCCGGTGTTCCGGAAAATATTGACGAGCGCGGTATAAATCGCGCTCAATTGATTGATGATCAGTTTGCCGTTGGTGGCGAGATCGTCGAGTGATGCAGCCATTACCTTCTCCCGTCGCCGGTCATGCGGTACTTCATCAAGCCGAGCCGGGCGAAGGTGCCGAGATCATTGCCTTCGAAACGCAACTTGATAAGACGGCCGCGCAACCGGCAATTGATGTAATTCTTTGCGGCCGTCATAGTGAATGGACCATAAGTTCGGATCGTGCCATTCGGATAATCCGCAACTTTGATTGTCGTCAGGATCGTTGCATTCTGACTTCCGCTATAGGTTCCGAACTTGAAGTCAGGGAAGAACCAGTCAACGAATGACATCGCTTGCCCGTCAGCAATGGTGAAGAAGCCCGTTTCAAAGAACCAATTCATTGCTTGCCCATCAGCATCGTTGGAAGTCTCGTGCTGATAGATGATTCCATTTGAAGTGGCGCCAATGGGCTGGCCTAAAACGCTCTGGTCGATCCAAGCAGAGCGTTGCATGGTGCCGTAATCCCAAGATTGCTCTTCGAGATTGAACTTTACGTATGAATCGCATTCTGTCGCGTTGGCGGAAGGGTAAAAGAACCACATCTCATCAAAAGTCGAATTCGGTGCTGCAACGCATTTGTGTTGATGTGTGCTGTTCAAATTCTGGAACACAACGTCCCAAACAGAACA